TATGATATAGATCAGGCTCATTATGAACGGCATTGACATGCCTCCATGCTAAGGGCTACGCCCTCGCGTCGTGAAAATGGTGGGGCTTCGCCATGCTCGCTACGCTGTGCGTGGCTCCAGTCCCGCTGCGCGCATTTGCACTTTGCTACCCCTGTCTCGGCGACGGCCATTCCCCGGCCAACATGAATGTTGACCGGGGATAGCCTCTATTTCTGGGGCGTACTTTTCAGGCCGGTATTGGCCATGAGCAAGGTCAGGCCATTCATTCCGGCCACATACGCCTCCACCTGCGACTGTGTCTTCGTGAGCCCGTCACGCTCCATAAGGAGCAACACATGCAGGTCGAATTTGCGCTTCGCCTCGCTCATACGCTTCCGGTCTTCTGCGGTCGTCATCTGCGTTGCCTTCCATCTGTGGCAGGCATGAACGGAAAACCCGTCATTTCCTCCCGCCAATGCTTCAGTTGCCAGTGGGCTGGGTCCCACCCCACTTTATCGACAATGGGGGGCCAGTCACCCCCCCATACTATGGGGATAGCCCTCTGCTTGGCAAGCTCTTTTCCAAGCGTGCCTATCAATTCCCATTGTTTTTTCGACAGGTTCCATCCGTGCACACTATGCACGATATCCGCAGCGCATCCATACGGATGCGGTGCCTTTGCACCAACCGCCTTAGAGAACCCCTGTTCATACAACTGCTTCTGCCGCTCCGCCGTTCGCACGATCTCACTTGCGAACATTGGTATGTTCACCTTCTTGCACTTAGCTATCAGCATCACCGTAAAATCGATCATCATTGGGTGCGCCCCGATACGGAGCGCCCTCCACTGCTGCTCTTGGTATCGCCGTGACACTATCATGTCACGGTCGATCAGTTCCGCTCTAGCCTGCTTATAGGTATCGTGACCCACGACTTCGCCGGGATAATAACCCTCCGGCTCATAGATAAAGCCCCCTTTCGGGGGCTTCACCATACCGGCCTTATTCGGCTGGAGCTTCACTCTCCGCCTCCTCTCTCGGCGCGGTTAACTTGGCTATCGTGGCCGTTAAATCGGCCATCTGCTTTTCAAGCCGCCCTTGATACACGTCCCGCGCGTAGTTCTCGCGGTGCGCTACAATGCGGTTCATTACCGCTTGCCGATGCAGCGCCGCGCCGATCTCGTCCACATGGATCCCCATTCGTTCCATGCGCGTAAACGTCTCCCCCTCACCCGGGTTCGGGTTGGTCGCCTTCACCAACTGGTGACGCACCCAGACTTCGGAACTCGGCTCAAACACCACCTCGCCGGGACCGTCGACTGTTACATGAAACTCGTCCGGCTCGTCCGTCGCGCCAATAAACATGCGCTCCGGCGGCTCCTCTCCTTTTTTCGTGACCTGCGGACGCGGCTGCCAGTACATAGCCACCGGGCCGTATGGGTTCACCTCAAAGGAGATCACCCGAACACCCTGTGTCGGGACGACGAGAAAGTCGCCGTGCATGAACTTCTTGTATTCGCTAAGATTTCTGACCTTGCGCATTACTCCACTGCCTCCATTGGCGGATACTTCGCCCGCACTTCGTCGTAATTGGCCTCGCTCTCGTGAACCTCGCCGATAATGGTCAGGCCCATTACGTCGATTGTGCCGCCGATACCAATCCGGAACGGCTCTTTGTCTTGATCGACAAAGACCTGCTTCCCCAGCGTCGTGGCGAGATAGAACTCCTCCGTCAGCGTCGGGTTTTCCACGTCCGTGGGATAGATGACCATTCGCTCTTGCGTGGTGGCCGCGTCCGCGTTCGGCGCATACATATCACCACCCACACGCGCGGGCTGGTTGCGCCACGACCAGTTGCGTTCAGCGTACCCGAACCGCTGCTCTGGCGTGTCATGATCTACGTCGATCTCCTTATTGAGGACCTCGACAACCGGCATGGGGTTCAGAAAGTCCGCATCATACTGCGGGAGCTTCGTGCGATCCGTTGTCGTCAGGTAGGGGTCCGCCTGCCGCTCGTACAGTTGCTCTGGGATTGCCTCGGCAAGGATCATGATGACGCCGCCATACGGATTGGGCGGAACATTGATCCCGAGCGACGTCACGGCAATGCCGTTCGCTACGCCGGTCTCTAGGTTGGCACCATCCTGCGCCATCCGCTTAAGCTGCTCCACCTTCACCATCTTCTGGTCAAGCAACCACGGCATATACCACTGTTGTTCCGTGATTTGCAGCCCGCCCATGAGGCGGTCGATAATCCAAGGGTCTTTGTGGCCCTCATAGCTCTCACGCATCTTCGCCCAGTCGACCAACTGGCGGGCTTGATCCAGATTGGCCAACGCCACAGTCACCCCGTTGGTCGACAACTGCGCCATCAACGCATTGTTCGTCGGGGTTCCTGCTCCGGCGTATATAGTCTTTTCGGGCATCTTGAGCGACACGTCCGTGTACGTGCCACCCGCTCCGGACGCCCCCGGCATTACAACCGGGAGTTGCGCCTCCGTAATTGTCAACGGCAGTTCTCCGGCGATCATCCCCGCGTCGAAATTGGGCACGATGTTAGAGAATACACTTTCGCCCCACACCGCTGGGGCGAAGCTCGTGTCCGTCACTTCGCGCTCCTCGATGGACTTTGACAGGTTGCGGTTCACGTAATTGACGACCTGATTATAGCCCTCAATATACGCCGTCGAAAGCGCCGTCCCAGTCTTAGCCGCAATGCCCAATGCCCTGTATAGGGGCGGCACCGTCGCGGGCATATTATGGGTCTCGATATACGGGATAGTCTCCGCGCCGTCCTCGTCCGTCATCGGCGCACCCTCGGCCGAGCGCTCATAGAACGTAAGATTGCTCTGGAAACGCTTGTTAGCTGGGCCGGGGATGAACCATGCACTCAGCCGCACAAACATATAATTAAACAGCACTTCGTGCGTCTCGTGCATCTGCACCGCGCAGTTCACACGGCCCGATGCGCTGTCGCCCTGCAACAGCCCGAATGCGACCACCGGCACACGCTTGCCGGGGTTGAACGTAGTATACGTCCGTACCTCCACAGGTCGATGCTGCCGCACGACCGGGATTGGGTCCGTCTTCATTCTATTTTTGATTGCCACTGTCTTTTCCCTTTCTGGACGACCAATTGGTCAGCCCTTGCTTAACACGTTTGGCTTGTTTTTCAAGCCATTCTCTACGCTCTCGACAACCCTTGCAGGACCCTACCTTATAGGCCACCGAAAACCCCCATACCCCCCAAAATCGCTTGGCTTCGCCGGGGGGTTTCTACTTTTGCGGCCTCCGCTGCCTGTAAGGCATCGCGGAGCCCGTAGGCGTCATATAGCTCCTTCGCTATTTCCGCCTCGCGCTGCTCTTTGGCCTGCTCCGTTGCGCCCCATGCGCGGAGGTTATCCCATCCGCTCATGAGCGCCCCTATTGCAGCCTCACCCGCGTTACGGGCACCCTGCGCAGCCGCCTTATGTGTGCGCGGGTCGCTCAGATACGCGCTACCCGTATACCACATATCATCTGCCAACACGCCGAGACCGATAATGGACGACCCGAAGTCGCCATACCGCGCTTCAAATAGCTCGGCGTTGGTGCTGCGCGGGTTTGCGCGGATGTGGGCACCAAAGAACAGATTGTCTTGGGGCGGCTCATCCTTGCCAGACCATGCCGCCGTCCGAACGTAGTCGACCGCTGCCGCCCGATACCGCGCATCCGCCAGCGGCGCACGCACCTGCACCATGCCGTTGGCGGCACGGAACACCGCGTCGGGATCGCCACTCCGCGACGACCCGCCCGCGAGGCTGACGCCACTTCCGGGCGAATAACGCCCGCTCACGAGACTATCGCTGCCGCTGGCAAACCACCGCACAGACGGGTCGCGCGACGACCCGACCAGCGAGTGACCACCGTCATTCTCGCGCACGATGGACCCGCTATCGGTGGTAAACCCCGTCCGCGTGCCCTCGCGCACGAAAGACCCGTCCGGCTGGGCGGTATACTCCCGCCCATTCATCTCGTAGGTCTTGCCTACCTCGTACCTGTTCCCGGTCGAGGTCCCTTCGAAATAGAGGGCCATCTCAGGCCCCCTTTCGCTTATTGAACCACTTCACCGCCGCTTCGACGGCTACCGCCAACCCGGTCAGCGCACCGAGCGCAATGACCTCGGCATGGTTGGTGGTCACGCCAATCGAGACCAGCCCGGACGCAAGCGCCGGAGCCAGTCTCACCGCGATTATATGCAGGGCGTCCATTTCGCCTCCTTGTTAGCACCACGGGACGAATGGTTTTCCGCCCCCACCGCCACCCTTACTACGTTGCGGGCGCTTTTTGCAATGGGGACGGTTATCTTTACGCGCCTCCTTGCGGGGCGCTGCTACACGCGTCGCGCCTATCGTCCTCGCGTCGGCGGTGTAGTCTTTTCGCGGCTTTGCGGGGTCGAGACCCCGCCTCGCGTCGGCATTCCGCCGCCCCTCGTCCGCGACCTCCCGGCGAGTGCTAAAACCATCCCCGGAGGTTGTTTCTGAGAGCGACCGAGGGACCGTTTCCCGCGTCCCAATCCCGCCGCCCTGCGGCGAGTAGGGATTGGCCGTCTCTCGGATTACTGAGGAGGAATTTCCTCCATGATTGGGGGAGCTTGGCGTACTCGGCCTCGGTGATGTTACACCGCCCGAGACATACTCGGACGGCCTCACGCCGCTCCCGCTCGATCCGCTGTCGCTGTCCTTGCTTCCACGTCGACTCATTCTTCCGCGCCTCGCTTCTCTCGCGTCCCCTTTGCGCCACGAATTCTTCGTGTCGCCTTCGCGTGTACTCCGCGAGGGTTTCCGGCTGCTTTATAGCACCGAACGCCTCTGGGTACAACGCGCGCTCCGTTCGGCTGGCTTCGCCCGCCTTCCGCAGCTTATATACGCCGTCACGGTACACGTACTCGGACGGCATATCGGCCTGTGCGGCCTCTGTTAGGGCCTGCTCGTTTCCGAGCCTGCCCCACTGGGCAAAGTTGTCAACCAACTCGCTTGTTGGCCACCGTGAGTTGCCGCGTAGCGCCCTCCACGTGTCGATGTACCTTTGCAGGTACATCTCCGCCAGCGTCCCAGTTAATAGAAACGGCATACGCTTTTGTTCGCCGCTCTTAGTGAGCACGTCGAACTGATACCGCAGGTTTTCAATCACCATGCCGCCTTGCGCGGTTTGCTCCGCGAGGCGCATGAAGTACGCATAGCCCAACGGGGGCTTTTTGCTCATTACGAGCATGCTATCTTTCGCGGGGTCCGCTTCGTCCTTCATGAGGTATTTTAGCGCGTAGCGCGTATGTGCATACGTCGCACGCTTGATATGGACGTGGCCGAGCGGGTCGCCATAAATGGCCCACTCGGGAATGTGTATACCGCCTACGCGGTCCCATTCCTCTTGGGTCCAAGTTAAATGTGGCCCCTCCCACGTCTCCGGCAGCACGTCCCCATAAAAATGGAAGACGCCGTGCCAATGGGCACGTCCCAAGGCACTGCCATGCTCCCCCGCTACGATATAGCGCACCGCGTAGCGTTTGCGCATTCGCTTGAGGAGCTTCTGTATGTCCGAGATCATTAGCATGACGGACTGTGGATGGTCCGAGCGGCCATCCCAGCTTCGGCCATACGTGAGCGTCACGGCGTATGACGCCGTTGCCGTTTCAGTTTCGGCAATGTTACGGCCCACCCAGCCTTGCACCCGGTTGGACCTACATTGCCAGCAGTTACGACACCCTACCAGATAGCCGGTATGCAACAGGATTGGGCTTATACACATGTCGAATGCTCCTTGGGATCATGAATTTTGATACGCGACCGTTCGCCCCTCTGCTGTTTTCGGCCTTTTTCGGTATGGTGTCAATAACTGCAACAGTCCGCAAGGAGGAGTGCAGCAAAAAGCCCCCGATCCTAACGGATCGGGGGCTTTTTGCTCTCATACGCCGTATGGCTACCAAGACTTTTTGGACTTGGTGTAGAGCTTAACGCTCTTGTGGCCAGCCACAACCAATTCAGTCCAACGCGCTATAGCGCTCGTCATCTCCTCATACTCGTCTTTACAGACAGACCCTTGCGGGGAGTAAAAGCGGACAATGTAGATCATGGCGCACCTACGATAAGCGCCATAAACGCCAGTGCCGGCCCTAAAATACAGGCCAGCACAACTATGATATAGATCAGGCTCATTATGAACGGCATTGACATGCCTCCATGCTAAGGGCTACGCCCTCGCGTCGTGAAAATGGTGGGGCTTCGCCATGCTCGCTACGCTGTGCGTGGCTCCAGTCCCGCTGCGCGCATTTGCACTTTGCTACCCCTGTCTCGGCGACGGCCATTCCCCGG